CTTGTAGATGGTATTAATTCCGTTACGATTGGTGCAATTATTACGGGTGGAACAAATAAGTATGTTGTCTATAAGGGTTGTGTCGTAGATGAGTTTACGCTTACCATTCCTGAAGATGATGTGCTGAAGTGTTCTGCTAAGTTTACTGCTGCTGATGCCACCGCACCTTCCGCTTCTGATTATATTGGAACGGGTAGTAATGCAACGGAGAGCACCGATGCAATGCTTACATGTGATGATGTAAGTGCCATTCAGTTAAGCACAGACAATGGTTCTACCTGGGCTGATGCTACTGATATTGTGCGTGAGATTGAGTTGTCTATTTCCAATAAGAACGTTTATCTCAAGGATCTTGCCTCTACTAACAGCACCCACATTGCAGGTGTTGTAAACGTAGGTAAGGACGTTAAACTTGGTCTTGAACTGTATTATGATGATCTTGAACTGCTTACACAGGTTCGGGCACTTACACAGTGTGGATTTAGGTTTACCATTGATGGTAAGACGTTTACCCTTACCGGGGTTCAGTTCCCTGAGTATCCCCTTGATATCAAGCCTGATGAGGTTATCGGGGATAAGATTGAATCGCTGCAAGTTACCGGGCTTACTATAACCTAAATATTTTTGATGATTACTATGGTCAACGTTACTATTAACAATGAAACATATGAACTGACTGATGAACCTTACCACGGCATTGTGCGTAAAGTTCGTAAGATGCAGAGAGCAATGCTTATTGATTTTCTATCCAGGTTCAAGGATGAACTTGACGATAGTATGAAAATTGAAGATGCTCTTGCTATGATTGCAAACAAGTATCCCGAAGAAATTATTGAATATTCTGAGCGTGAGGAAGATTTCATCGTGATTGCTACGATTTCACTTGCTACAAATAAGATGTGGTCTATAGAGGATTTTGACAATATTCCTATTGGGGAAATGGATAAGATTTTCCAACAGTGTAAGGATGTTCTTGGTGGCGATGTGAATCGTTTTTTCAGAGGTTACGCGATGAATATACAGGAAGCGCCGAAGGAACTCAAGTTGAAGAAGAAGTAGGACAACTTTCTTTTTCAAATAATAAAGTAGCAGAAGTGCGTAAGAAACTCAAAGGACGTAAATACTTACGCAATCTTCTAGAAGAAGATACCTATTACAAGAAAATAGCACGATGGAAACATGCATTGCGTAATGGGTCTGACGATGAAGATTTTGCAGACTTTGTATTAATTGATGCTTTTGGTTGGTCATGGGATGATATAAACAATATTCCAGAACAAAAGTATCTTGCTATTTCTAAAATATTGTCCTTAAAGAATGCTGAAGAAGCAAAGCAGGCTAAACGGTAGAAGCAGAAGAAAAGGTGAGATTGATGCAACTTGGAGATAATGATATTGTAATTTATGTTGGCGGTAATATTACTGACTTACAAAATAAGATGGCACAGGCAAAGAGTATTACTGCCGCTACAAGTGCATCAATGGCTACTACATTCAATCGTGCAATGCGTAGTGTAAGCGATACAATGCGAAGAACGGGTAACACCCTGGTTGGTGCTGCTGGTGCTGCTTCGATTGGTGTTGTTTATCCCATTACACGCATTGCATCTACTATTTTTGATACAGGTAAGGAGTTTGATTTACTCTCACAGAAAACTGTATCAGTCTTTGACTTAATGGGTAGAAGTGTAAACGATGTAAGGGAAGATTTACAGCAGTTTGCGTATGATCTCGCCGGTTCAACAATGTTTACTGCCAATGAGATTATGGAGTCCATGTATGGCATGGCACAGGCAGGTATGCAGGTTGAAGATGTTTACGCTATAATGCCTGAAGTAATTAACCTTGCAACAGCACAGTCCACTGATCTTGATACTGCCTTCAAGATGCTGTTTGCTACTCTTTCTGCCTACAAAATGGAAGCGACAGAAGCAACGCGCGTTACACATGCTATTGCTGCTGCTGCTAGTGCATCAGTCCTTGATGTTGAAGATTTAACCTTTGCACTCAAATATATTAATCCTACTTTTGCCGCTTTAGGTTATAGCCTGGAAGAAGGACTTGCAATGACCGCAATGCTCCGTGACTTATCGTTTACGGGTCAGAATGCAGGTAGGATTCTTCGAGATGCTTTCACTGATTTAATTGCACCTACAGCAGAAGCAGCAAGTATTATTCGTAAATATAATCTTTCTATTTATCAAAATGGTGATGTGTTAAATGGACTTGTCGCTGAATATCATAGTGCTGTCGAAGCATTAGAACAAATGAAGAGTAGCATATCTGCATCGAGTGATGAGATTCAGAAACACAAAGACTTCATATTAGAATTAGAACGGCAGATGCAAGGTTTAGATCCTTCCTCTGAAAAATGGCAGAGTTTAAAAAAAGCACTCGATGAAGCGAGGTTTGCCGAAAAGGTAATGAAAAATGAAGTCAAGAAATCTAATTCTGAAATTGAAAAGCAGACTGCAAAAGTAAAAGCCCTTGAGAAACAAGTTAATGAGTTCTCCGCTACTGGAATGAAATCACCTGCTGAAATTTTCGCCGAATTTAATCGTGCTATGTCAGAGGGTATGACTGAAGGTGAGTTTTCCACAATCTTCGGTAAACAGTCATACGCTGCCATGATTCAGATGTCAAAAGGAACCGAAAAATACGGTGAACTTTTAGAGCAGATTACGTATGATGTTGAAAAAGGTAGTGAGGCAACACGACAGGCAGATATTATTCTTCAATCAGCAGCAGCACAGTATGAAATTCTTACGGGTCATCTTGAAACAATAGCAACAGAGATTTATGATTCTATTGAACCTGCTCTTTATTCATTATTTTCTTCAATAAATGCTAATCTTGATGGATTGAAAGAATTTAGTATAATGGTTGCACAGAATTTCATACCCATTGTGCAGAATATTGTTGATCATATAATAGGGTTAATTGATTGGTTCAATGGACTGGATACAGGCACAAAAGAACTTATTGCAAAGGTGACTGCAATGGGAATTGCATTTACTCTTATTGCTGTTCCCCTGATGTTGTTTGCCGGTATCCTTACATGGACACTTTCACCCTTTGTAGGATTTATTGGTAAGGTTGGACTTGCAGCAGAGCGCATTAGTATCTTACGTGCAGGGATGGTTACATTCAATCCTAACGCTGTAATCTTTGGTAAAAACATAATGAATATCAAGGATTCGGTAGGGGTATTTGCATCTTCCTTACTAAACATGAATGGTCCTTTAACCGTTGCTAAAAGTGGTATTGCAACATTTATAGGAACATTCAAAACTCTTGGTGTTGGTGGTGCAGTTCAGAAGTTACTTTTAGGTGGACTTTCAGGAATTTATGGTGCTATTACAGGTGTGAGTGGAGCATTCACAGCTGCTATTCCTACAATCATGAGCGCTGTTGCAGCATTGACACTCTTGTTTGGATGGATTGTCTTAATTGTAGCGGCAGTTACCGCACTCTGGTTTGCCTGGAAGAATAATTGGTTAGGAATCAGAGATATTACTGCCAATGCTATCGCGTTCATAATGGATCATATTAAAATTCTTACTGATTTTATTAGTGAGACGTTTGGTGTAATCTTTGATAGTATTTCTAATTTAATTGATGCATTTATTAATGGTGATATAAACGGACTGTTCAATGCTTTAGGTAGTCTTATTGGTGGAATCATCAGGTTAGTGGCTGGTTTACCGCTTAAAATGTTTGAAACTGGATTCCGTATGATCATTGATTTCTGTAAGGGAATCATTGATGCTGCACCAAATGTTGGTTCTTCACTTATTAAATGGATCTTAAACGGTGGAATCCAAGAGTTTATTAATAATGCAATTAAAGCGGCTGTAGAAGCAGGTGCAGCATTTGTAAAGGGTTTCATTGATGGAATTATGGGTAAAGCACCTGATGTCAAAGAGAAGGCTGAACCTGTAGGCAAGGCAGTTACAGACGGCATAAATGATGGTGTAGAGTCTGGTTTACCCGATGTCTATAAAACAATAGAAGATGGTGCTGTAGAAAGTGCCAATGTCTTTAAGAAGAAGTTTGATGAGTCTTTTGGTAAGTTAGACATGAAAAACATGTCTGATGATAATCAGATGCAGTTTAAGGCATTTGAAGTTACCAAAGATATAGTTGATTTATCTGATCTTTCAGATGAAGAGAAACAGTTTGTTGGTGAAGTGCAGACCATCATTGAACAGAATGGTGGCGAAATCCCTGATAAACTGAAGAAAATCCTGGAAGCACAAGTAAAGGAATCTAAACCATTCTCTGTCTTCCATGAAGAATTTAGAAAAGAATTTGATCTAATTCTTTACGAATGGGCTGCTATTGATGCTACCATTATAAATAAGATGAAAACGGGTTATAATCTTTCTAAACCGTTTATTAACTTTGATGATGGGTTACAAGACAGTGAGAAACAGTTGATTGGTTTCCTTGACTCTGTTGCATCTGAATCTGGTAAGTTACCTGAAGATTTACAAAATGCGTTAAACACTAAATTAAAGATGGAACAACCGCTTGATGAGTGGTGGACTGATTTCTATCAAAAGTGGAAGGATACAGAGAAATTAGTTGAAGAGAAAATAAATGAAGAACCTTTAACTATTAAAGTTGAACTTGAAATTATACCGAAAGAAGAAGTAAAGGAAGAGGAAGTAGAAGAAGAAAGGATTTATTCAAAAGAAGAATTAGAACAAAAGGCAAGAGAAGCGTCATTACTTTACAATAATAACTTTGCTGATGTTCTTACGGGTAAAACAAGTGCAATCGGACTGAAAGCGATTATAAACGGTGAATTTAATGAGACTGTAAAAGATGCAGGTGTAGCGGGTGAAAATGCTGCAAAAGAGTTTGCAGATAATTTCACTAGTGGATTACGAGAAGAGGATATTGACAGACTGTTTATGGGGCCTGTCTCTTATGGTTTTGATGATATTTACACCAATGCAACTGCAATTGATTCTGAAGATATAACCATTGATGCAACTGTTACGCCTACAATCGATGAGGAGAAGAAAGAACAGGTAAAGGTTGATTCTAACACTGAGGGCAAGGAATTAGTTGAGTCTTACAAGAAAGGTATTGAAAAGAAGAAACCTGAACTTGACGCTACGATAGAAACAGTAAAATCATCGATCCTTGAGAAGTTGAATCTTGCAGAGAAGGCATATGATCTTGGTTACACATTTGTCAATTCCTACACCGATGGAATAATAGTAGCACTTCCCGCTCTACAATCTACAATCAATCAGATGAATAGTATTCTCAATAGTGTAGAAGCACCACCTGTTAGTGTTACGTATAATGTGGCTGCTCCAATGATTAATTTCGATGGTTTACCGCAACTTCAGGGTAGTAGCACTACGAATAACTATGACATTGATGTAAACCTTAATAATGCAACAATTCGTAGTGAGCAGGACATAGATAAACTTGCAGATGCCGTGTATGAACGTATTAGTAGGAATGCGGGGTTAACAGCATGAAGGCAGTTCT